TGCATGAAGTGCTGGGTGTGCTCTCGTCAGGCCAGGGGATTTGGGCATGTGGATCTGCGGTTCAAGGTGGGTCATCCCAAGCGGTATCCCATCGACTGGATCTTCTGCTCAAGGCGTTGCCAAGATTGTTTCCATCGGCTTTACGCGGCCGGTGTGCGCTGTCTCGAACGCGAGGGCGCATTGCCGACGGGAGTGGGCGTGATAGATCCGACTGAAGCAGAAATCACCGCCATGCAGCAATGCCTCAAGCCTTTGGGTGAAGCTACCAGCGAGATCGGAATGGATCGCCCGCTGTCGAGCTACACCCAGCAAGAAGCTCTGCAGCTGATCAACGCCGTGGTCACGACCTATGTCGAGGCCATGGTTCAAGAACACGAACGCAGCAAGTACCCCAGCGTACGTATGCAACTGGATGCCCAGCCAATCAACTGAGCTGAGCGTCCATCCAACCTTTACCAACCAACTGATGCAGACGGCGAAAGCCGTCTGCAGGGATGACTGTTTTCATGAAAAAAACCAAACCAATCATTTCTCCAAAGAGGCAGCCAGCACATATGGCGGCTGACTTCGCTGAGGACTATCTCGTCACGGCCGAACAGGCTTCGGCAGCGCTGAATTTGCCGCTGTACTACTTTATCGACGCACGCAAGCGCGCTGAACTGGGAATCCCGTATTACTCGATCAATCGCATGGTGCGCTATCGGATCCGGGAACTTCACAAATGGCAAGTGAGGTATGCAGCCGAGCAGGTCAAGCACTCAGATGCATCTCAAGCAGGAGGTGCTCATGCTTGATTTCAACGATGTCTCCAGCGGCCACACGAGCAAGGCAGCTGAGGGCAGCACGGACACGGCGCGCGAGAAGGATGAAATCCGCTCAGCCCTCAACGAACAACTGGCCTTGCTGGTACTGGATATCTGGCCATCGGGCAAACGTCGCCAGAACAAGTATCTGGTCGGCGATGTGATGGGTGGTCCCGGCGACAGCCTGGAGCTCCTGCTTTCGGGCCCCAAGACTGGCTTGTGGACCGACCGCGCCACAGGTGAAGGCGGTGACATCCTGGACCTCATCGCCCGTTACTACAGCCTCGATGTGCAGGCCCAATTCCCCCAGGTGCTCGAGCGGGCCAAGGGTTGGCTTGGCCGAGTCTCAGCCATGCCCGCAAGCAGCGTGGCAGCCAGTAAAGCCAAAGCACCTGCCGTCGATGAGCTCGGCCCTGCAACGGCCAAGTGGGATTACCAGGACGCCAGCGGAAAACTCATCGCTGTGGTTTACCGCTACGACCCCGAGCCCGGGCGCAAGGAGTTCAGGCCCTGGGATGTGCGCCGCCGCAAGATGGCTCCTCCCGAGCCGCGTCCTTTGTACAACCAGCCGGGCATGCTCAAGTCTGAGCAGGTCGTGATGGTGGAGGGCGAGAAGTGCGCCCAGGCATTGATTGACCTGGGGGTGTGCGCCACCACGGCCATGCACGGAGCCAACGCTCCCGTCGATAAAACCGACTGGTCGCCCTTGTCTGGAAAGCACGTACTGATCTGGCCGGATCGGGATAAGCCCGGCTGGCAATACGCAGACCATGCTTCGCAGGCCATCATGCAGGCGGGGGCCAAGTCGTGCGTGATCTTGCAGCCTCCAGCAGAGAAGCCCGAGGGCTGGGATGTGGCTGATGCCGTACAGGATGGCTTTGACATCACCGGCTTTCTGGCCGTGGGCGAGAGGGTTCCTGTGGTGCATCAGATCGATGTGCATGCGCCCATGCAGTTGGTCGACGGCATCGACTACACGAACGAGGATGGTCTGGCCATGGCCTTTTCTCACCAGTTCTCCGAAGACTGGCGCTACTGCGCGCCGTGGAGCAAGTGGCTCGTGTGGAATGGTGTGCGCTGGAACATCGATAAAGCCTTGTATGTGATGCACCTGTGTCGCTTGATCTGCAGGGCAGCGTCGGTACAAGCGGATGGCACCAAGCTCAAAGGTCGCTTGGCCAGCTCTGGAACGATCTCGGCGATCGAGCGCATTGTGCGTTCGGAGCCGCGTCACAGCGCCACGGTTGAAGAGTGGGACTCCAGCGTCTGGCTCCTGAACACGCCCGGTGGCATCGTGGACTTGCGCACTGGTGCACGTGGCCCCCACGATCGGGATCGCCGCATGACCAAGGTCACTACGGCCACGCCGCAAGGCGACTGCCCCGTCTGGCGCAATTTTCTGGTGAACGTCACAGGGGGTGATGAAGAGCTTCAGGACTATCTGCAACGAGTGGTGGGGTATTGCCTGACGGGTGACATCAGCACCCACGCGCTCTTCTTCCTGTACGGCACAGGGGCCAATGGCAAGTCGGTGTTTGTGAACGTGATTTCCACGGTGTTGGGTGACTATGCCGCCAATGCTCCCATGGACACTTTCATGGAATCACGCTCGGACCGGCACCCCACCGATCTGGCTGGACTGCGTGGTGCCCGCTTTGTCTCGGCTACCGAGACGGAGCAGGGAAGACGCTGGAACGAATCCAAGATCAAGGCGATCACTGGGGGTGACGACATCACGGCGCGCCTGATGCACCAGGACTTCTTCACCTACAGGCCACAGTTCAAGCTGCTCATCGCGGGCAATCACAAGCCTGCGATTCGCAACATCGACGAGGCCATGCGCCGCCGCATGCACCTGATCCCTTTCACGATCACGGTCCCTCCAGAAAAGCGCGATCCGCTCCTGACCGAGAAGCTGCTTGCCGAGCGCGACGGAATCATGGCCTGGGCGGTGCAGGGCTGCCTGCTTTGGCAAACCCAGGGCCTGGTCCAGCCCAAGTCCGTGGTGAGTGCGACCGAGGAGTACTTCGAGGCTGAGGACGCTATGGGGCGGTGGATGACTGAGCGCTGCAATCTGGGTGTCAACCACAAGGCATTGACAGCCACCCTCTTCAACGACTGGAAGCAGTGGGCCGAACTCAGTGGTGAGTACATAGGCACGCAACGCCGGTTCTCGGACGCCTTGCTGGCCAGACGGTTCGAGAAGTGGCGCAACTCCATGGGCGTGCGTGGCTATCAGGGGATCGACCTCAAACAGCCCACTTCCTTGCCTGCCCGGTCCTATCCATACAACGATGATTGAGAGGAAATTTCAATGAAAAAGGTTTCAGATATTGGCTCTTCGACGCAACTGACGAGTCATTACATTGGTTCTTTACGCGGGCGCGTAGACGCGCATAAAGAGAAGGAGTGTTTTGTACCGTCAAAAGCGTCAGACCCATTGTCAAAACCGGACAAGTCCGTTTTTGACTTCCCAGCGGCGCATCGGAATATTTCGTTTGGAGGGCAGGTATGAAGATCCCTCCAGCACGTTACCCATCGCCCCTTGGGCGCATGCAGGCCACTTCCATGGATGTCGAGGCTGCAAAGCGCCAGGGGTGGCGCGAGCAGCACATCCTGGTCGTCTCCCATGATGACGAGCGGCTTGACTTCTTGGAGCGCCAGCTCATTCGCAGCATCGGCGAGAGGCTCTACGGTCAGGCTCATCTCAAAGGAGGTGGCCATGGTTGAAACCTGGACAGTCGAAGCGGTGGCTGAACGCTTTGTCGATGCGGCCAGAACCGCGAGGCGCTTGCCTCGTGTTGCGGTGCAAGGCTACGCCAGCACCTGGCCCATCGTGATCTTGCCAAACGACACGTACCCGGATCCGCACAGGGTGTATCGCATGGCACCTCCATCTCCACAGGATGTGGAGCGGATGCTCGAAGTCATGCGCTGGGTACAGATGCTTGAAATCGACGAGCGGCACTTGGTGTGGATGCGGGCCAAACGATTTGACTGGGTGGAGATCAGCAAGCGCTTTGCTTGTGACCGCACTACGGCGTGGAGACGCTGGAAGCGGGACATGCAGGTGGTGGCTGATCTGCTCAACAGGCAGGCAGCGCGACCGAAACAGTGAGGATTCGAACCAGAGAGGAAATTAGCGTGTTTTGGCGTGCATGCGCGGCGCAATTCAAACTGAAAAGGGAATACGCGGTTTTTGGGGCCAAAACACGCTGCAACATTTCGGCGATTTGCAGCTACATTTTCATCTACGGTCGACAAAGGTGTGTGAGTAGCAATTGCTTCGCATCAGGCCTGTCGAATGATTTCGATTTCCCCTGAGGCCTCGAACTCAGCCAGCTTTTCAAGCGGCAGGTACACAGTTGGTTTTTCTCCGCGAAAAACCTCGAGCCGACCCTCAACCTCCGACCCCACTCGGTATACCCCAGCAGTTAACGGCACAAAGCCGGTTTCTGCACTGGTCGTTTCATTTGAACTTTTGCGGGCCAGAACCCCGCGAATTACTTTGATTTGCACTGCAAGACATTTTCGTTTTGCGTCCAATTTTACCGGTCACCCCATGAATCATCCTGAGATCCGCATGGTCCCAGTGGACGCACTCGTCCCGTATGCCCGCAATGCCCGAACCCACAGCGATGCCCAAGTGGCGCAAATCGCGGCATCGATCACCGAGTTCGGCTGGACCAACCCGATCCTCACGGACGGGGCCAAGGGCCTGATCGCAGGTCACGGCCGTCTGATGGCAGCGCGCAAGCTGGGACTCAAGGAAGTTCCAGTCATCGAGTTGGGGCACCTCACGCCCGAGCAGAAGAAGGCCTACATCCTGGCCGATAACCGTCTGGCCGAGAACGCGGGCTGGGACGAAGAACTTCTGAAACTTGAATTGGCCGAACTCAAAGCGGCCGACTTTGATCTTGACCTGATGGGCTTCACCGACAAGGAGCTCGAAGAGCTTCTGAATGGGGACGAATCAGGCGGTGGTTTGACTGAAGATGATGCAATCCCAGAAGCACCAGTAGACCCGGTATCCAGACCTGGGGATTTGTGGATTCTTGGCAACCACCGCCTCCTTTGTGGTGACTCCACCGTCTTGTCGGATGTGGAGCGCCTCATGGGTGGCCAACTGGCCGATATGGCTTTCACCGATCCGCCCTACAACGTGGACTACGGCAACAGCGCCAAAGACAAGATGCGCGGCAAAGACCGGCGCATCATGAACGACGATCTGGGTGAGGGGTTCTTCCAGTTTCTCTACGACGCCTGCCTGAACCTGCTCGTGGTCACCAAGGGTGCCTGCTACGTGTGCATGAGCTCATCTGAGCTGCATACCCTGCAAAAGGCTTGGCTCAAGGCAGGCGGTAAGTGGTCCACGTTCATCATCTGGTCCAAGAACACTTTCACGCTCGGTCGCGCGGATTACCAGCGCCAGTACGAGCCCATCCTGTATGGGTGGAAGCAGGGCTCGGACCACTTCTGGTGCGGGGACCGTGACCAGTCGGACATCTGGAACTACAACAAGCCCCGGGTCAATGACTTGCACCCGACCATGAAACCGGTCGAGCTGGTCGAGCGGGCCATCAAGAACTCCTCCAAGAGCCGAGACATTGTGCTGGACCTGTTTGGTGGCTCCGGCACCACGTTGATCGCCAGTGAAAAGACCGGACGTCAGGCTCGGCTCATTGAACTCGATCCCAAGTTCGTGGATGTGATCATCAAGCGCTGGGAGGACTACACCGGCCAGCTGGCGGTGCGTGAGGACGACGGCATGAAGTTTTCTGAGGCGAGCGAAACGGTACTTTCCGATCCAGCAGCCCAATGATGGTGGTCAACATAGGCTTGCGTCAAAATCATGGGTAAGTCCCAACCATGAACTCAGACCGGCATGTTCAGTCTTCACTGCACCAAGAAGCTTCTCGATCGCATCAAGCCAGAGCTTGAGGCGCCTCGGGCCGGTACAACGCGCCTTGGCAACTGGTATGCCACGGCGCTATTTTGGAAGCCTCAAATGGCGCTTGTGGTCAATGAGAGAACGCTTTTGCCTGTCCTCTTGCCATTGGCTCCAGCTGCAACGCTTGCGCAGCGATTCCCGATTGCGCTGCGAGAAGTTCTGCGAGCACTCGACATGCCAGCCGAATTCATTGATTCAGAAATCAGTGGCATGGGTGAGGTGGTCTATGCCAAGACCGCCAACCGCAGCGTCTTGGGCGTGATGAACGAGTTCGTGTATCTGGCAGAGGGCTACCGCGACCAGGATGGATCAATCGATCCGCTTGGGTTGTCGCTCAGATTGGCAGGAACACCCTGTGGCCCGCTCTACAAAGGTGCAGTCTTTCCGGACAAGGCTGTGCGTGAGCTGGCTCATGGCGGAGCGATTCACTGAATTGCCCCTGCAGAAAATCTGTTCGGCTTGCCCTTAGTTGTCCGAGAAATTCGGGTACAGGTCACCACTGCTGATGTCGGCCGTGTAGGTCAGCTTGTCAAATTCGCCTTTCTCATCAGCTAGGTACACGCCACCGACCGACTGTATGGCCACGCCGTATTTGCGGGAGAGCGCGGTCAGCTCGGCAATGAACCGGTCGTAATTCTGTTCGGTCTGCGTTGTGGTGGTGATGGCTGCCATGGTCGTCTCCTCAAGCGGTCAGTGATTCTTCGATGAGCTGGGCGTGGATCACAAACCCACTCAGGTAGGGCATGCCCCTTGGGATGCCTGTTTCGCGTGCGGTGATGCGGCCAATCTTCCAGTCCATCCATTTGGTGATGGCTTTGGCAACAGCTGCGTCTATCGCAAGCCCAAAGGCCAAACCGTCCTGCACCGAGTCTGCGAAATGCCTGCCTTGCTTGCTGTCCAGAAAGGCTCGTACAGATTCAAATGGTTCGCCTGTGGCCTCGGCAACTTGGGTTATGGCGATCGGCCAGGCCAAACTGGCGTGGCCACCCATCGTTCCCCAAAATCCCCAGGCCTCGTTTTGTGTGATCGGTATTGCGTTGTTGATCATTTGCTTGTCCTTGTTGCGATGTCTGTATGAACGCTCTACTTGGGGATGAAGTAAAGCGATTCATCAAATTTTTTTGATCTGTCGCTTCTCGGAGACTGATCAGCCAAGGCGTGCGCAATAGCGACCGTAGTTCGACCCAGAGGGATCGATGAAGAGGTAAGGGCGACCGGGTGCATGCACTTCGACACACAGCCTGCCATCTCCGTAATAGCCACCCTTGCCACCCAGCCAGTCGCGAGACTGGAGCAGGTTCACTGCAAAGCTGTCGAACTCTGCTGGATCCATCACGCGGGTCTCGGTGATGTAGACGGTGCAGTCTTCGCTGCCAGCGATCTCGCTCATGGTGGCGGGCTTTCGGCCAAAGGGCAGACGGATGCCGAGCTCTTCGACTTGCATGTCTTTGCCATCGAAGTTGATGGTCAATGGTTTACGTTCAATCGTGATGGTCATGGTCTTCATGTGAGCCTCAGGCAGCTTGGTTGGCGATTCGGTAGATGCGGTCTGCACCGGTTTGCTTTTCTGAAGTGATCTCCAATCCCAGCTTCTTCTTGAGGGCTCCAGCCATGGCGCCTCGCACTGTGTGGACCTGCCAGCCTGTGGCCTCGGTCATCTGGGGTAGCGTGGCACCCTCTGCGCGTGTGAGCAGCTCAATCAGTACGGCTTGCTTGGTGCCTTCACGTTTGGCACGAGGCGCCTGGACCGTGATGCCAATCGCCTGCAGCCCTGTGGCTGTGGCCACGTACACCTCAGGCTCTGCGGCGCTTGGCTCGATGAGCTCGGCGTTGTACATCGAGGTGAGCACCTTGATGCGAGCCCCGCCCTTGAGGGTGTCGGGGAAGTTGATCAGTTTCTTTTGAGGATGCTGCGCAGCCGCTTCGAGCAGTGCGCGTTGGGTGTCCGTGAGTTTCATTCTTTGCCTTTCGATGTTGTTGATGTGTTATTTCCTGCTTCGATCCCTGCGGCATAAGCAGCTTCCAGTGCGCTCTTGACGGCCCAGACTGAGACGTCGTGGAAGTCCAGGCGATCGCTGTGCTGTGTCTCCAGCGTTTCGATAAAGAAATGTTTCAGAGCGATCTGCTCCAGCAGCTTGTTCAGGTCCTTGTTTTGTTTCATTGGTTTGGTTCCTTTCGTTCATCCAATGTGATGGATTGACGCTCAGAATCAAGATGAATCCAAGTCAATTTTTGAAGCTGTCGCTTATTCCTTGAAAGACGATTGAGATGCCGCGAAGTGCGCCCACTCCATGCCGTTACCCCGGTTGCGCACAGGTGCTCAACGTGCCCGGGTACTGCGCCAATCACCAGTCCAAAGTGCACCGTGAGTACGGGCGTGCGCGGCGTGGTTTCGACACCGAGCTGGGCTTCTATCAATCGGCCAGGTGGCGCAACACCCGTGCAGCGGTGTTACGGGATAACCCGCTTTGCTGCAGGTGTCGGGCCAAGGGGTTGTTGCAACCGGCCAAGGTCGTTGACCACATCGTTCCAGTGAAGCTTGGCGGTGAGCGCTTTGAGCGAGCGAACCTGCAGAGCCTGTGCGTGCCCTGTCACAACGCCAAGACCGCCTCAGAGACCGCGTCCTCGCGCCAGTGACCCCGTCCTGAGGGGGTAGGGGGGATGAATCTCTACAGATGGCCGCCCAAGATGCGTTGGCCTGCGCAAATTTTTGTGCGTGCAAATTGAACAAGGGGGGGTATCCCCCAAAGCCTGCAGAAAAGGCCGTGCATCAGATGAACATCAAACCAAGCGGGTGATTTATGGGTGGACGCAAGCCGCTACCGACTCAAGTCAAACAGATCAAAGGGACCTTGCAGCCATGCCGGACCAACTACCACGAGCCCGTCCCAGAGGGCTTGCTGGTCGAGCCCCCGGACTACATGCCAGAGGGTGCCAAAGCCGCTTGGCGCTACGCACTTGAATGTGCTCCGCCCACGCTGATCCGTAAGCTGGACATGTCCGTGCTGGAGATCTGGGCTTGTGCAGCAGATCTCTACCGGCAGGCCCAGGCGGGCATCGGCAAAACCGGTCTCTTGGTGAAGGCGCCTCACAGCGGCGTGCCCATGCAGTCGCCGTACCTGGCCATTGCCAACAAGCAGGCCCAAATCATGACCAAAGCTGCGATCGAGATGGGATTCACCCCGGCATCTCGCTCGCGCATCTCCATTCCAAATGAACGACCGGGCGAGGAGCTCGATCTCTGGGAGGACATCGTGGGTTGACCCAAAGGGATACAGGATGAGCACATACGCCGCGAGCGCCAAACAATATGCCGAGCGCGTTGTCTCCCATGAGATCCTGACCTGCGAGTGGGTCCAGAAAGCCTGCAAACGCCAACTCGATGACCTGGTCCGTTTCAAACGTAAGAGCAGTCTCTACCAATTCAACCCTGAACTGCTTGACCGCTACGGCAGGCCCTACAGGCCAGCGGACAACCTGTGCGCCTTCATTGAGCGATTGCCCCACGTCAAAGGCCCACTGGCCAGCAAGATGATCGTTCTGGAGCCCTGGCAGGTGTTCATCCTGTCCACGGTCTTCGGGTGGGTCAAATCGGACGGCAAGCGCCGCTTCAGGCGCTCCTACATCGAGGTGCCTCGGGGCAATGCCAAGTCCACCCTGTCCTCGGCAGTAGGCCTGTACATGCTGGCAGCCGACCGTGAGGGCGGCGCTGAGGTGTATTCGCTGGCAACCACCCGCGATCAGGCCCGCATCGTCTTTGGCGATGCCCAGACCATGGCGCGCCTGAGCCCGGGATTTCGGAACCGTTTTGCCGTGAACGTCGGAGCGCACAACATGCATGTGCTTCAGACCGGCTCCAAGTTCGAGGCGCTCTCGGCAGAAGGCTCGACGCTCGACGGTCTGAACATCCACTTTGGCTGCATTGATGAGTTGCACGCCCACAAGACCCGAACGGTCTATGACGTGGTGGAGACCGGTACCGGCAAGCGG